AAGACTGGTGAAAAGCCTAACGGTGATAAAATAGATGAAGGTTCTACTGCTGAGTTAGAAGATTTTGTAAGACATCTTAGCGATAAACAATATAATAAATTAGCAACAGAATATAAAATTGACACAGGAAGCAGAAGTGATATGGAAGATTTTATAAGAAATTGCTCAGATAAAGAGTCTAAGAAAATAATCAAAAAATATAGCCAAATAAAAGAAATGGTACACATAAAGTTTACAGACTACGTTAATGAAAGTTACTTAGGAGAAGGAAGATGGACAAAAGATAAATTAATAAAAGCCTTTGGGAATAGCCATGATGGTTATATTGTAGTAAAAGGTAAAAAATACATAGTTTACAATCCAAATGGAAACAATCCAGACAACGATGCAATGTGGACCGATAAAACAGTTACTGCATTAATTCCTAATGACGGTGATGATAGAGAATTTAAGTATTCTGAAATTGATGATTTTACTTTAGATGAATCAATAGAAATTAACGAAGCACTTAAAAGCTCTAAACTTAGAAATCTTTTAGGTATGAAAAAGAGTCCTAAAACGCTTTTAAAAGGAATTTATGGCCAAACAAAAATAGCATTAGATAAAGTAGAAGACCACCAAATAGTTGATGTCGATCCTAAAGATGGACCAAAACAAGATGGATATGTATTCTATTATACAACTCAAGAAACAGACAATCCACATGCTTCCGGAAGTTATAACCTTAAATTTCCAGCAAACTCTCTTTTAGCACTTGCTAGAGGCAAAAAGGTATTTTATGTAAGCCATCGATGGAGTAGATCAGGAGGTTACACTTATTCTTTAACATCTAACCCAACTCCCGGCAGAAATTCTAGTATTTCTGATATTGGACCAAATAAACAATATTCTGGATGGGATGCATCAGGACTTGGAAGTCTTTCAAGAGTAATATCAATCGCAGATGCTGCATTTGTTGTTAACCCAGAAGCTCTTGAAACTACAGGAAAGAAAATAATGCAAAGAAGTCAAGCTAAAGAAGGAGCAATTGCATTTAAAGATGATAAAGAATTTAAAGATGCAAACATGGCAAGATATAAAGAAATTCTTACTAAAAGGTCTAGTACTTTAGACGTAGATAAAGAAGTAGTAAAAGCTATCGAAGAAATTGCAGATATCATGAAGGACGGTATTAAAAATAAAAAGAAAGACCAATACAACCAAATCATTATGGGTACTGGTAAAAACGGTAGAACTTTTAGAATAAATGACCTTTCTAACTTTACTAATAATTTAATGTCTGATTATGAAAGATGGGCTCAGTATACTAATGACGCAGAAAATGCAAAAGCAAGACTTGAAAAAGAAGGAGCTGACACAAAAGAAGAGCAATGGGAAGTTAGGTACAACGAAAGAGAGGCCCTAAAGTATGCTAAAGATATTAAAGACCGTTTAAAGAAACTTAAAAGCAAAAACCTTGCTTGGTAAAAAATAATTGTAAAAATGCCAGCAACTAGTAAAGCACAACAAAGACTTTTTGGTTTAGCATATGCTATAAAAAAAGGTGACATGGAAAGATCTGATGCAGATGCAAAAGCTGCAGAGATAGCAGATTCAATGAGTCTTAAAGACCTTAAGAAATTTGCAGAAACTGACCATGAAGGACTTCCAGATAAAGTTAAAGAAAGTTTAGTTAATGAAGGAAAAGGTCTTTCAGAGGCTAGTAAATTAATTAAGAATCTAAGAGATAAAGTATATCCAAAACTTAATGACGATGAATTGTCTGAATTTAAAAAGGAAATGGTAGAACATTTAGGAGGTACGATAGAAGAAAACTTATCTCCAGGAAATATTGGAGGTATGGGACCTGTTGGTTTTCCATCTAATTTTAATGGAGCTGCTGATGGAAGCGGAGATGTTCCAGCTGGAAGAGGAGATGCTGAAGAAGAGTATAAGAAAAAGAAGAAAAAGAGAGAAGAGGAACTTAAAAAAAATAAGAATGAGTCTATGATTTTTACAGATTTTAATCAATTCTTAAATGAAGAATATCAGGCAAAAGGTAAATATAACACTATTGCAAAGGTTAGAAAAAAACTAGGACCTAGTCCTTCTGAAAAAGAGGTTGCTGAATTTGTAATAGCAAACCTTAAAGATGTTACAGGAATAGGACCAAAAGAACTTACAGATAGCCATAAAACTGATTTAGCCCTTGATAAAATAGCGGATATAGCAGCTTTTTATAAATTTGATGAAGTAGAATGGAATGAAGAATTTCAAGATGCTATAAACCGCGCTCCTTTCGAATGGGAAGTTGATTATAATTTTGACGAATCAATTGATGAGCATAAAATTGAAGATTTGCATTTTGAAATGGACCCTGATAGATTAGAAGGAATGAAGATAGAATTTGGTGCAAATTTTGGAGGGGTTACAGACCATGAAAAAATAGAAGATGCTGAATATCAACTTAGAAAATTTAGGAAAAAGATTAAATACTGGACCGGTAATAAAAGAGATCAGGAATGGGCAGAAGGCGTATTTGCTGGCCCAGATCACTATCATACTGTAAAGTCAACTTTAGGAGCAGGACCACATGCAAAGAAGAAGAAAAAGATAAGATGGACTGAAAAGAAATACAATGAATGGATTGAAAGCGTTGCAGCACATGGAGGTGCAGAACATGCATTCGATATGGCTCAAAATGCTAAAAACGAACCAGGACTTGTTGACTGGGTCAAAAAGAATTTAATTTACGATGAAACTCCATTAGAAAGAATTCAATACGACATTGAAGCACTTGCAGAATCTTTACAAGAAGCTAAATCATCTAATGCTAGAGAAGATTTAGGATATGTTTCATTTCTTAAAGAAATGTCAGACTTAAATGCTAAAGACCGTCAAAGAGCTTATCAAAGCGCTGTTAATGTTTTAGTAGATAAAGGAATGACAGAAAAACAAGCAGTTGGTTTTTTAAACTCTCCACATGGTAAATACATGGCAGAATATGTAACACCTGCTAATGATTTTTCTCATGATGCTTTTTTAGATAAACTTGATGAATACTATAACGAAAGAATGTTGAAAAAGCTAGCTAAAGATTTTGAGAAGTTAGGATAATAGAATAGTATTTTTATGAAAGAGAATCCAGGTATATCCTGGATTTTTTTTGTAAAAAACTTTAAAAAAATGTGAAACTTTTTTAAACTAACATATATAACTATCGTTATTAAAAAAATAACAACGATCTTTGAAGTATTGAACAAACATATTTTCTCGAAAGAGAATTGAGAAGGCAACCGGAACTGACGGGTGAAGGTTGTTGATTTGTGGCTGAATAATACCTGTCCAGAAGGGTATAAAGCACATTCATCAGTCCGATGGGACACTAATCTTTTAAATGAAAGGTAGCAGAGGATAACGACCTCAATGATGGTTCTCAGTAGAAAGCTCATAAAAAAGCTATTCTGAAATGATGTACTGGTAAGGGAAACCGAAACCCAGTTTAATGGCGGAAAAGTCCTAATGTTGGGGATAACGCATTTAAGATATGATAGTCGTTTTATTCGATGTCTAAGCCTTAGCTGGGCAAAGATAAGAATAAGTCAAAGTCATTTGATTCTTAAAGTCATCATTATAATACAACACACTGTTTTGTAGGTAACAAGCAAATCCTACCAAATCATCCTTCTCTTTTTCTAATGTTCAATACTCTATTCCAAAATACAGATATATACTTTAAATAAAAAAACATTTAGATATGTCAGATAATGTAAAACTATTCGAAGATTTCGTAAACGAATATCAAAAAGATGTCAGTACTCCTTATTTCAGAGAACTAGTTCCTAGAATGGAAGGTATTGTTGATAGAACCCAGTATAAGAAATTTATTGCATCTATGGACAAGTTATTAGATGATTGGTATGCAGAAGGCTTTGATAAAGGTGATGTTCTCAATTTCTTAAATGCTATCTTACCAGAAGGACCTAACGATTAAATAAAAATAATCATAATCATGAAAAAAATAATGTTATTCGAGCAGTTTATGAACGAATATTGGAAAAGTGGCGACAAGTCATTCGTATCTAGTCATGCTGCTGAAATCGAAAAAGTAGGAGTTAATAAAAGACTCAAAACTTTTATTTTATCCAAAGGACCTGAAGATGCTCCTTTTGGAGATGCAGGAGAAGTAAACATAATGGGATGGTCCAAAAATCAAGGAATTGCAGAGCCTTTTCTTGACGACACAAATTACGGTCCTGAGACAGATACTTTATATTACCCTATAGCAAATAAAACAAAATTAGAAGAAGTAAAAAACTGGATGTTAACGTGGTGGGATATATCACACAAAGACTTTATAAAACAGGTAGATAAATCTAAAAATAACGATCATTGGTTTAGTATGACTGGGACTTCAGAGCCTGGTAAAACGGCAATAGCAATGGTCATGAAAGATAACTTAAAAGAACCTGGCTCATTAAAAAAATATGCTAAACACCTAGACGCAGATCTCAGACCTACATTTTTTAAAGACATGAATTTTAGAGTTTATCAACTAATCGGAGACTGTTATTCAATTTCCGGTAGTGCTAAAGAAATGGAAATGATATGTAAGCAAATGCGCAATGAGTTTGAAAAACAACTTGATAGTTATATTAATACAGTTATTTCAAGTAACGATGCTGGAATAAAATTCCGCGATTCTTATGCTAAAAAAGTAGGTTTTGTAAAATACCAACATGGTCCGGTTTACCCTGATCTTTTTTCATATATACCTAAATCTGATGATGCTACTAACCCAGGTCCAGACAGAGAAGCGCTGGATGCTAAAGGAATAAGAGAGCTTCCGGACGCACCTGGAATGGGTGGTGTTTTGGCCGATGACAAACTCCATCGCGAGCTTCGTGAAAAAGGAAACAGAATCAAAAATAAACTTATAAAAAACTACTATCCTTATACTTATAGCGAAGGAAGTCCAGACGGTAAATATACAGAATTGTACGAATTTAGTTTTCTTTATGGAAAGACAAAAGACTCAAACCATAGATATGAGTACCCGGTCTGCTATGGGCGGGTTGATATGCTTAACCTTGAAATAACATTAATTGACGAATCTAACAAGCAATGGAACTCTGGAAAACTTAATAAAATCAACGCCAAAATTATTGACGAAATTATGCAAGATAAGGCACCAGAAGAAAATGATTATCAACTAAACATTTAATTGTTAATAACTTTTTAAAATCCGGATGAAAATAATTCACTCCGGATTTTTTTATGTCGTTTTTTATTGTTATATTTATACTATAATTAATTAATCAAAACAATGAAAGAATACAAATTTATAACTGAAGAAAAATTAAATACTTTCGTAGAAAACGTAGAAGGTAAAGAAAAGACGTCTCCTGTAGAATACATTAAAAAAACAGAAGACTTGCAATGGATATTCTATAATAGAAAATTTTCAACCAATGATGAGTTGCTTAGATTTCTAGAAATTGCCGAAATCTTTTTATATCTTTTCGAAGAAGCAGAAGAATTTGAATATTGCGCAACACTTTTAAAAACGTGGCCAGAACTCAAAAGATAAAGATATGATATATTTAGCAATAAGTTTAGCAATAACCTCAATTGGACTTTTAATAGTAGCAAAAGAAATCTATGTAGATTACTTTAAAAAATGGAAATAATGAAAATTAAGTGGAACAAAGAAAACAAACCTAACTTCGAAGATATTAAAATTGGAGATAAATTCGTAGAAAGAGATGATAAAGATGAAGTTTTTACTGTAGTGGATGTGTTTGTCCCTGAGTTTACTATAGATGTAGAATCAATTACTTTAAAAGATAGTGATGGAATTCAAACTACTTATCCTGATGATTTTGATGATGGTGAGTTTTTTGATTGGTTTAACCCTTTAAAATAAAAATATGAAAATTAAGTGGAATAAAAAAGACGCAAAAGTAGATTATTTTGGAGAAACAAAGATAATCAAAAAAGATGAAATTGGAAAGGCAATATCCTCAGGTTTTTATCCTGACCAATATTTAGTAGAGTTTCAAAATATGAGATTTTACGCAATGAATAGCCAAATTGAATTTATCAACAATAAATAAAACAGATAAATAATAAAAGAAAAACGTTCTTTGATATATGGGGCCGACTATGGCTTTGACAGTTCTGTTGAAGTACCAAGTTCAGGTAATGGGTGATGACCAACATCAAAAACCTTAACTGGAGAAGTTGAGTACGCTATGGCAGCCTAATTAGATTAGATGCTAAGCACATCAGGTAGTAGAGTTTAAGAAATTGTTAGTACACTACTAGATGTAAAACGAAACAACGTGTATGGCGATGTAGCCAAGTCGAACTGCATCCTCCCGTCCTAGTATATGCGGTGCGATAAAAATATACTTATTTTTGGAAATGTTAGAAAACATTTATCCTAAACCTGTAAAACGACTTGCTATGAATCTTTACTGGACGAGGGTTCGAAACCCTCCGGCTCCACAATTGCTCGGGTGGTGGAATAGGTAGACACGCAAGACTTAAAATCTTGTTCCCATTTGGGAGTGCGGGTTCGATTCCCGCCCCGAGTACAAATGGACCGGTAGCTCAGCTGGATAGAGCATCTCCCTTCTAAGGAGACGGTCGAAGGTTCGAATCCTTCCCGGTTCACTAAAACTTTTTTAAAAAAAAGTCACTCCAGATTTTTTTATGTCGTTTAAAATGATTATATTTATACTATAATCAAAACAACAAAAGATATGACAATTAATACAAAAATTCTAGACTTCGCAACAGATGCACACAGTGGTCAACTTCGAAAGTATACTGGAGATGCATACATTATCCACCCTATCGCAGTAGCTCAATTGGTTATTGATAACGGAGGAGACCAAAACATGGTAAATGCTGCTATTCTTCATGATGTATTAGAAGATACTGCAGTAACTCACAGTCAATTACGAGCATTTTTGCACCAAACACTCAGTCAAGCTGATGCTGAAGATACTTTAAGTTTGGTAGTTGCTTTAACTGATGTATACACACATCAAGATTTTCCAAATCTAAACCGTAAAGCCCGTAAGCAATTAGAGGCTCAGCGTTTAGGCTTAGTATCTCAACGTGCAAAAGCAATCAAAAAACTAGATATGGTAGATAACACAAAGTCTATTGTAGATAATGACCCTAAGTTCTCTAAAGTTTACTTAGCAGAGAAAGAAGTATTATTAACATTTTTAAATCAATAAAATGAAAGAAGCAGAAAAACAATGGTTTTTAAGTTTACCAGCAGATATGAAACTTAGCCTTTTAGGAGATATGTTAAAAGAAGGAGAATCTGGTATGGCTTTAGCTACGGCAAAGATTTTACTAGATGCTCCTCTTTCTGAAGGAGGAATATTAACTGAAGATATTAATAAAGTATTTGATAACAATTTAAAACAAAGATGAGAGTAAAAAAACCTAAATATTACGAAGATAGATTAGTAACTAAATTCCTATGGTTTCCTAAGAGGTTCGATGGTGTTTGGGTATGGTTAGAAACCGCTACTATAAGACAAATGTATTGTCCACCTACTTGGTGTTCTGGTGCTGGATGGGAAGATGTTTGTTTATCAAACCCTGATAGTGGTTTACCTATTTCTATAGACCCAACCAAAAAAAAGATGAGTAAAGAAATATATGCAATGCTTAAAGGTGAGAAGGTGGTTCTAGGTAGTGTTAATTCAAAGAAACAATTTACCTTTCGTGAAGATATTGATATGTCAATAGTTAGTAAGAAGACTATGGAAAGACTTGAAGATGTGTATGAAATTTTAAAACCAAAACAAAGATGAGTAAAGAAGAAATTAAAATAGGTGATGAAGTTTATTATGTGAAAGAATCCTATGGAATCCATACTATTTTAGACTTTAATGAAAAGTCTGAAGTTTTACTTTCTACTCCTAAATTAATAGGTGAAGGTGTTAGTAAATTTTGGACAGATATTAATAGAATTAAACCAAAACAAAGATGAGTAAAAATAAAATAATATCAGTAGGTTATATAGGTTTACAAAAATGTTACCTAAACATAAGTGAAGAAGAAGCAATTAAACGATATTGTAAATCAGAAAATATAACTGTAGAAGAATTTGATAATAATTCTGATATTGATTCATATATAATAGAATTTGAAGATGAATTCGAATGTTATAGTATATCGGAATAATTAAACCAAAACAAAGATGAAGTATAAGCCCCCTACTAAAATAGAAATAAAAGAGTCTTCTAGAGGAGGACATGGCTGTTTTGCAACTGAACTTATTAAAAAAGATGAAGTTGTAGAAATATGTAAAGTTCTTCCTATAAGAGGAACTCACGTCTTTACAGATTATGCATGGCTCGATACGAGAACAATGCGTAGAGTTCTAGCTCTTGGGTGCGGTAGTTTATATAACCACTCATTTGAGCCCAATATCCAAAGACACCCACATGAAGATGTGTTTTTTAAATTTATAGCCCTTCGAGATATTAAAGAAGGTGAAGAAATTTTAGTAAGTTATGGCAAAGCATATTGGCATAATAATAAGATAAAACCAATTTAAACTTTATCAAAAAACCTCATATAAGAATCATGAAAAGTATTTTAAAAGAAGCAGAAGAAATCATTAATAATAGAAGTGAAGAAAAGGAAAGACAATATGGTCCTTTCTCAGAAGGAATGGATAGAGCTGCATCTATTTTTAATGGAATGACAGGTTTAGAAGTAACAGGTAAAGAAATGTACATTGCACTTATAGCCCTTAAATTTTCTAGAGAAAGCTATAATCACAAAAGAGATAATTTGTTAGATGCGGTTGCATATATCGGAGCATTAGATAATTACATAAACGAAAAAGATGAAAACACCAGTAAATGATATTTTGGAATTAGGAACATGGGCTAAAATTGCAATTGATGATGTTGTAACTACATTTAGTAATAAGAAGGCCTCACATAAATCTGCATGGACATACATGCTAAAAAACCAGTTGAACCATGTTGGTTTAAATTGTGATGTCTTAACAAAATCAGATAATGTTCACGACTATGACGCATGGTTTATTGTACTCCCAATGGAATTCCAAGGAAGTTATAATCTTTTTGGAGGAGCACAAGATGATACTGCAATGAGAATGCAAAGACTATTAGATTTCAAAGGTCCTATATTTTGTATTAATAGAGAAATGCCAGATATTGGTAAATTTGCAGAAAGCAGAATGAAGTCATGTTCTCAAATGTGGTCAGAACTTGATACTAAAAAACTTTCAGAAATTTCAAACAATATAAAAACAATAGATCTTACATTAGAATCTGATACTTTTGTATTGGGTGATAGTCACTCAGTTTCAGCATATAAACCTGGAGCAAATATCTCTAGAAATGATGGTAAAACACTTTTTGGAGTTCTTAAAGAAGGAATGCAAAATTATATTCCAGAAGGAACAAAGCATCTTATTTCATATTTTGGAAATATAGATGTTAGACACCATCTTGGTAGACAAAAAGATCCCATGTTTTCAGCAATAACCCTTGCTGAAGATTATATTAAACATCTTGAAACTTTAGATATTCCAAAAATTACAGTTGTTGCTCTACTACCAATTGAATATGAAGAGAGAAGAATTCCAAAAACAGGATGGCATAAAGGAACTCCATTTATTGGAACTCAAAAAGCAAGAACAGAAATCATGATAGCATTTAATCAAGTTGCTAGAAGGCTTTGTGAAGAAAAAGGTTGGGAATTTAAAGAATGGCCAAAACACTGGTACGAGACCCATCCAAAAGAATTTGCAGACAAATATATGGAAAAACCAGGAAGTGTTCATCTTTCAAGACAATATTACCACTATGATTTTGACACAGGTGAAGACAATAGTGAATTAAAGCAAAAGATTTTTAGTTTATTTTGAAACAAAATCAAAAAAGTTAGTATAAAGTATAAATAATAAAAATAAATTATGAGCAAAAGTAACAAAATTAAAGTTGGTATTATTGGTGTAGGAAATTGCGCCAAGTCCCTAGTAGAAGGAGTACAATATTACTCTGAAAAGCAGACTTCAGCAAATGGCATGATGCGAGAAGATATTGGAGGCTATAAAGCTGAAAATATCGAATTTGTATGTGGTTTTGATATTGATGAAAGAAAAGTAAATACTCCTCTTGGAGAAGCATTAAAGCAGCGTCCAAATAGCGCTTATGATATTGTTGAAAAAATCAATTCAAAAGCGCCAGTATATGAAGCACCTGTTATTGATGGTTATGCACTTCTTATGGACTCTTATCCAGAAAAAGACAGATTTTTAGTTTCAGAAAAACTACGAAATAGTTCTGAAATGAATAGAACTTCTTGGACAAAATCTAAAGAACAAGAATGGAAAGAAAGAATCATCAACTATGTAAATAAACATGAAGTTGAAGTATTAATTAACTATCTTCCTGTAGGTTCTCAAAAAGCAACAGAATTTTGGGCAGAAGTTTGTCTAGCAACTGGAGTAAGTTTTGTAAATTGTATTCCTGTATTTATTGCTTCTAACCCAACATGGGAAAAGAGATTTATTGATGCTGGAATTCCAATCGTTGGAGATGATATGAGAAGCCAATTTGGTGCATCTATTCTATCACAAATGTTACAAGAACTTGCATTTGAAAGAGGACATGATGTTAAGGCACATATCCAAAGAAATGTTGGTGGTAATACTGACTTCTTGAATATGGAAGATAAAGGAAGACTACAATCTAAGAAAATCTCTAAAGAGAACGTTATTAGAGCACAGAACGATATTAGAGGAATCTCAACAGAAGATAGTTTCTTACATGCAGGTCCTTCTGAATATATTGCATATTATGGTGATAATAAAGTAGCAAACTTTAGATTAGAACTTGAAGGATTTGGAGGAGCTCCCGTTTTATTCGATGCTCAACTATCTGTTCAAGACAGTCCAAACTCAGCAGGAGTTGTAATTGACGCATTAAGATATGTAAGAGTTGCAAGAGAAATGGGAATCGTTGGAGCCTTAAGAGGTCCATCAGCATTCACTCAAAAAACTCCACCAAAGCAAATGATGTTTGCAGATGCTGTTCAAGAATGTGAAGCTTTAGCAAATAGAAAATTAACACCTACTACTAAAAAGCAGGTTGTTGCTAATAAAGTATCGCAAATAAGAGCTGAAAAAGCAAAAGTTTCTAAAAACTAAAAAATGTATAAAATGAGTTTTAAATTTCTAAGAAAATTACTTCAAGGTGTGTCTAACAATGACCTTAAAATTGAAGATGAGTATTACGCAAATAAACACATGGTAAAATACGCTTATGATTTTGACGGAGTTATTTCAATCGGAATAACTCCTCGAAGTTCACAAGATTTTATTATTACTGGTAGGTGTATAGACGAGAAAGATGAAGTTATGGAAGTATTAAAGGAACGTGGAATTACGAATCCTATATACTTTAACCCAATGACTTTAGAGCAGCGTGGAAACCATACACTTAAAGCGAGAAGATTTTCTGGAACTCATAAAGCAAAAACTTTAGAAAGGTTAAAAAATGATGGATATGAAATCGTTAGATTTTTTGAAGACGATCCAGTTCAGCTTAAAATTATCAAAACATCTCATCCAAAATTAGATGTAGTTCATATTAAATCAGATCTAGTACAAAAATAAAAATTATGGCACTTAACACATTACAAAGAAACTTAAGAAAAGAATACGTAAAATACTTAAACGCTACCGAAGATGTAGATAGAAGTATGATAACAGACTGTATCAAGCACTATCAAATTCCAGAAGTAGATTATAGAGATAAAATATGTCTCGATCTTGGTGGTAATGTTGGCGGTTTTGCTAAATTAGCAGTAGATAGCGGTGCATATAGAGTATATACTGTTGAATGTGATTCTAGAAACTTTTTGAAAATGCAAACAAGTTTTCAAAATGAAGACAAAGTAAATGTTATTCACGGTGCGGTATCTGGAAGCAGAGCAGATTCACTTGATATCTATAAAGGACAGAGCAAATCAAATCACTGTTCAACCTCAATTATTAAAAGAACTGGTAGATATCAAAATTATGAAAATGTTAAAAACTTAAACATCAAAGACCTTTTACATATATGCAAACCAGATATTGTAAAAATTGATGTTGAAGGAGCAGAATATGAATTGATAGAAGATGTTTTAAATTATCATCCAGATTTCTTGTTTATAGAATTGCACATGGGTAAAATGAAAGATTTGGCACAGCCTACTCTAGATAGATTAGACGCTTTATATTCAAGTAGTAGCGTAGAACCTGTAATTGTTTTTCAAAGCGTAGCAGGATATGACTGCTGGTACAAAAAATAAAAATATATGATAGACCAAGTTAATATGGAAGTAGTCAAAGATGTTGGTTACTTTTTTAATAAAGTTAATGAGAGAGCTCTTTGGCAGCTCGGTATAAATGAAACCTATAATAGCGGCGGAAATGCCGCTTTAGGGGAAACTGTAGAATACTTTCATCCTCAATTAACTTTAGATGATAGGATGAGGTATATCATGGAGAACATCGTTTATTCAGGTTTGGATATTGATAACATTATATGCAACACTATCATCTCTCACTTTTATGGAGGTAGAGGAATTCATCAGATTTTAACTAGAGAAAGAGACCCTAAAAAAGCATTAGTAGATTTTAAAAGATTGGCAGTTGACAAAGATTATGAAAACTCAATCCGTAAAAATCTAGAAGATGCTGTAGAATTAGGCCTGCCTATTTATGGAACTACTGAATTAAGAACAAGTTTATTCGGAGCAGCAAATACTTATGTCGCTGAATCTAGAAATCAAGAACGAGATGCACATAAAATCAATATTTTATTATGGGTAGCAAGTTTTATAACTAGAGGAATAACAGGGAGAATGGCTGGTGTAAAATCACTTAAAGAGATGTATGATATTATCACAAGCATTGAAGGTGTAGGACAGTATTACGGTTATCACTGCTCAACGTCTAACTCTGTAAATCCAGCAATTGATATAAATCATGATGAAAGATTTTGTGTACCAGGACCTGGTGCTAGACTTACTTTAGATATTATGTTTGGTGAAGGCTGTAAAATTCCTTATGGAGATAGAGTAATTTGGTTTAGAGAAAACTATAAAGACCTTATTGGCGAAATCTATCTTCACCCATCAACACATAATGTCGTTGTCAATGGAAATCGAGTTCTTGCCGAAGAGCAAAATGATTTAAAGGTTTATGGATGCGAAGTTGGCTTATGTCAATATGGAGTTTACCATAGACTTAGAAATAACCCACATTTAATTAATAGAAGAAAAGTTGCCAGGGCAGATGGGGCATTAATGGAATCTTTTTTTAATAATAATTATCAACAACAAACTCTTTTCTAGATATATAAAATAAAATTTATTTAAAATGAATCATACTAAATTATTTGAACAATTCATTAATGAGAATATTAAGAACATGACTATTGGCACACCTGCTACAAATTCATACCAGGAAGAAAGCGTTGCATTTGAATTATGGGCTTTAAAAGAAGGTCTTAAAAACACATACGGTAAAGATTTTTCTAAAGGTAAACAAACAGATCCAAGTAGCGCAAAAGGAAAATTAGCAATATATGCGGTAACTGAAGAAAAAGAAAATCCATATACAAAAAACGATCTTCTTAGAACAATTCCAGCAAATACAATAATTGCAGTATGCGACGGTAAAAAGCCGTTATATTTTAATAGAGAACCGATGTTCGGACCTCCATATGAAGGTGTAATTACTTTAACGCCAGAACAAAGAACTAATCACCCTAATAACAATTTTGGTTATCACGACCATGAGTCTGGAAAGTATTCTTCAGGTATTAAGAACCTTAAAAGAATTATAGAATTAGCAGACGTTGCATATACTTTTTAAAATAAATTAAACTAATTAGAAGGGAACCTTAAACAGTTCCCTTTTTTTATCTATAAAAATAGATGGAAAATTCAACACCAAAACCAGATCATATTGTATTTAATGAGGAAACTGGAGAATACGATGCTAACACAAAAGCATATCCAACAACAGCAAGCGCTCCCTCATTTTCACCAGTTATTTTTGATAATCATGAAAGCGTTAAAGCTTCTAAATATTTTCAAGCAAAATTTAACGAAATCAAAAATGAGTATTTTGAACTTATTAATCATTGGGAGAATACTAAAAGGGTTTATGATGCAGATTGTAATTTTAAACCAATAACTGGAGAAATATATCACCTTTACACAAAAGATACTGGAGACTTTTTAAGCATTATAGAACCTTCTCAATGGAATCAAAAATATGTTGGAAGTTTTAAATTAACAACTGATGGAAAATGGGAGTCCGTAAAGGAAACAAACGATTAGAACCCTATATAACTATTAAATAAAATAAATTATGGCAAACATTGATAACGAATGTAAAGATTTAGAAGTAAAAGACTTTTACGAAGAATCAACAACTCACTTAGCAGACATCATGGAAAACCAAAAGAAAATGCAAGAGCAGACTTATGGTTTTAACTTTGAAGATATGACAATTAGAGAAATCATGGACTTTTGGCATTGCAATACACATGCTGTTGTAGATGAAATTCACGAAATGACAGATGCTCTTGGTGGTATCAAAGATGGTTCTGGAAATGCAGTATGGAAATATTGGAAAAAAGACTTTCCAAAATATGAGAAGTTAAAGATTTCTGATATGACTGAAGATGATAAAAAAGAATTGTATATGGAATGGGTAGACATTCTACACTTCTTTATTAATTATGCAGCCTCTATTGGACTCGACGCAAAGACAGCATACAATTATTACTTTGCAAAAGCAGAAGAGAACGTAAATAGACAAAAAAGAGGATATTAGTAGGTAGCTCCATGTAACCGGGCAAGCAAAATTAAATATATGATATTAGACATTGAACAAAAAGAAAACGAAGTAATTATCAGCTACTATGATAAAGAAGGTAAGGTCGCCTTTAAAAGATACCCAATAGACAAATTTGAAAATTGGGTGGTAACACATGAAAAAGACAAACACAAAGACAAACAATTGACAAATTGGGATGGCAGACCTATTAAAAAGATTACTTCAAAAAGAGGGTTCAATAAATTTAGTTTAGTATATTTCATAGAAAGCTTGCCCAAAAAGGACCAAGAAGAACTTCTAGAAGCAAATAGCCCTAGAACCTATTTCGTAGATATTGAAACTGAAATAGTAGATGGCTTCCCAAAAGCAGAAGATGCTAAAACAAGAATACTTAATTTCTCTATCATTACACCAGAAAAGAAAGCAATTGTACTCGGAATAAAAGACCTTGATATGAAAGGTATTCAAGAAGATACTAATGATTATTTTAAGTCATTAGATTCTGATTGGTCAATATCTTATTATAAGTTCGATAATGAGTACGACATGGTATATAATTTCATCCATAAATTTATGCCTAAGTTTCCAATGATGTCAGGATGGAACTTTATTAATTATGACTGGAAATACATAGTCAACAGATGTAAAAGACTTCAAATTGATATTAGTGAAATGTCAGTTACTGGTAAAGTAGACCGAGTAGATGGTAGACCACTCCACATGGGAATTCTTGATTACATGCAGTTATATGATAAGTATGATAAGTCTGTAAAAGTTAGAGAATCAAATGCTCTTGATTTCGTTTCAGGTCAGATTGTGGGTCTTAAAAAGATTAAATACAATGGTGGCTTACAGGAACTTTACGAAAATGATTATAGAAAATATGTATACTATAACATAGTCGATTCAATCTTGGTATATTATATAGACCAGAAAATAAAGTCAATGGATGTTCTTTTAACATTGGCAAATATTACAAAAATGCCCTTATATAAAGCAGCAAGTCCAGTTGCAATGACTGAAGCACTGATGGCTAGAAAATTAATGGATCAAAATAAGAGAATTGGAACAGAAAGAAAAGAAGATGTTCTTAAAGAAGGTAAATATGCAGGAGCATTTGTTAAAGAGCCAATTTCAGGTTTCTATTCTGGTGTAAGTGCATTTGACTTTGCATCTCTGTATCCTTCAATTATGCGACAATTTAATATTTCACCAGATTCATATATTGAGCAGATTCCAAAAGAGCAAGTATCAGAACGTAGAAAAGATAAAAACGTAATTGTTTGTGAAAATGGAGTAGTTTATAAAAATGAACCGTCTGTATTGAAACAGATACAGAGTGACTTATATAGTCAAAGAAAGGAATATAAGGCTAAAGCTTATGAATATTTTGAGAAGGCGGCAGCAGTTCAAAAAAAAATTAATTTAAAAAAGAACCCATAATTAATTTGATGTGTGATATATAACTCATCTAACAAACAAACTTACAATCAAAGGTCTATCGACCTTTTTTTGGACAAATAAGGCAATATATGCTATTAATACGCTATTGTCTTTTTTTTAGAAATTAACTAAAATTATTTTAAAAATATGAACTTATTTAAAGAAAGAATAGAATATAAACCATTTGAATATCCTGAATACTATAATGAAGGCTGGTTACCCCAGGCTCAAGCATTTTGGTTACATACTGAAATTCCAATGCAGAGTGATGTTAAAGATTGGAAAGAGAATTTAACTGCAGCTGAAAGAAATTTAGTTGGTAATATTCTTTTAGGTTTTGCACAGACTGAATGTGCAGTATCTGATTATTGGACTACAATGGTCACGCATTGGTTTCCAAAACATGAGATAAAACAAATGGCAATGATATTTGGTAGTCAAGAAACTATTCATGCTACTGCATATTCTTATTTAAACGAAACATTAGGACTAGATAATTTTGCTGCATTTCTACACGAACCTACAATTGCTAAAAAGTTTGAACACCTTTCAAGCGTAGATGCTAATTGGAGCCATGAAGATATTGCTACAAATGAAACTGCAAGGAATCAAGTAGCAAGAAGTTTGGCAATATTCTCAGCTTTTGCAGAAGGAGTATCTCTTTATAGTTCATTTGCAGTTTTATATAGTTTTCAAATGAGAAACTTATTAAAAGGAATTGGACAACAAATGAAGTGGTCAGTTAGAGATGAGTCTCTTCACTCTAAAATGGGTTGTAGATTATTTAATCACATGTGTGAAGAATACCCTGATTTAAGATCTGAGAATAAAGAGCATGTAATAGAAGCTGCTAAATTAATGGTAGAAATGGAATTGGACTTTATTGATAAAATGTTTGAGTTAGGAGATTTAGAAAATCTTAAAAAAGAAGACTTAAAAAACTTTATTAAAAGAAGAGCAAACGAAAAATTAGCAGAGATTGGATATGAAACAGTATTTGAATTTGATGCAATTAGTGCAAAAGAACTAGATTGGTTCTATCATTTAACAGGAGGAGTAGAACATGCAGATTTCTTTGCAATTAGACCAACTGCTTATTCTAAAGCAGGTGAAGATGAGGTATGGGATGAAGAGGATTTATTCTAATAAATAAACTATAATTTAATAAAATGCAAAAACAAAAAGAATCTTTTAAAAAAGAACTAGATAAAAAAACTGAATTAATATCTAGACAGACTAAAACCGATATTATAGTTTCTCAATTAGGTTGGGAAAAAGGAGTCGATTATCCTGTATGGGGACATACTGAAATCTATGTCAAGACCATATCAAATGGATATTTATTAGAAGGTGAAACCCCGAAAGATGCGTATTGGAGAGTATCTACCACAATTGCAAGAAGACTTAAAAAACCTGAAATGGCTAGTAAGTTTTTTGATTATATTTGGAAAGGCTGGTTAAATTTAGCCTCTCCTGTTTTGTCAAATACTGGAACAGAAAGAGGACTTCCTATTTCATGTTTTGGAATTGATGTTGCTGATTCAATCCATGATATTGGTAAAAAGAACTTAGAAATGATGCTACTTGCCAAAAATGGAGGTGGAGTAGGAATTGGAGTAAATCAAATAAGACCAGCAGGCGCAGATATTACAGATAACGGTACTTCAGATGGTGTAGTTCCATTTTGTAAAATATACGATTCTACAATTCTTGCTACAAATCAAGGAGCAGTAAGAAGAGGAGCAGCATCTGTAAATATAGACATTGAACATAAAGATTTTTGGGATTGGTTAGAAATTAGAGAACCAAAGGGAGATGTAAATAGACAATGCCTTAATGTTCAACAATGCGTTGTAATTCCCGATGACTTTATGGATAAAGTAGACAATGGTGATAAAGAATCTAGAAAAAGATATGCTGCTGTAGTTAAAAAACGTAAAGCAACTGGTCAGCCTTTTATGATGTATAAAGGAAATATTAACAGAGCAAACCCAGAGGCTTATGTTAAAAATGGCCTTAAAGTTTATATGACTAACATTTGTAGCGAAATCGCATTGCATACTGATGAAAATCACAGTTTTGTATGTTGTTTAAGTTCTTTGAATTTAGCAAAATATGATGAGTGGAAACACACAGACGTTATTCAAACTGCAACTTGGTTTCTTGATGGAGTTTTAGAAGAATTTATACAAAAGTCAAAATTTAGACAAGGATTTGAAAACGCAATTCGTTCTGCTGAAAAAGGTAGAGCATTGGGTCTTGGAGTTCTTGGATGGCATACATATTTACAAGAAAGAGGAATTCCATTCGAAGGGTTAGCAGCTCAATTTGAAACCCGAAAAATATTTAGTCAAATACAAATTGAAAGCGAAACAGCAAGTAGACAATTAGCAGAAGAATTTGGCGAACCTCTTTGGTGTGCTGGAACTGGAATGAGAAATACTCATTTAAGAGCTGTGGCACCAACTGTAACCAATTCAAAACTTAGTGGAAATGTAAGTCCAGGAATAGAACCATGGGCCGCTAATGTATTTACAGAACAGACTGCAAAAGGAACCTTTATTAGAAAAAATCAGTCTCTTGTTAAATTCTTACAAAAGATAGGACATGATACTTCTCAAGTTTGGTCTAAAATTCTAGAAGACCATGGAAGTATTCAAGATGTTGGTGTATTAGATAATTATATGATGACATCTGGAGTTCATGTAGATTCTGAAAATTTTGAAGTATTAACATTAAAGCAATATAATTCTTTGTCAGATAACATCAAAAAGGATATGTTCGTTTCACCTAAGGAAGTATTTAAAACCTTTAAAGAAATCAATCAGTTGGAATTAGTAAGACAGGCAGGAGTTAGACAGCAATATATCGATCAGTCAGTTAGTCTTAATTTGGCATTTCCAAATACAGCATCTCCTAAATTTATTAATAAAGTACATTTAGAAGCATACAAGCAGGGAATCAAGACTCTTTATTATATGAGAACCGAATCAGTATTAAGAGGAGATATCGCGGCATCAGCAACTGATGAAGCTTGTTTAAGCTGCGACGGATAAAATATGCGACTCTTTGGAGTCGCCATTAGGACCGTTATAGTTACGGAACAAAAGGGAAGAGTATCGCTACGCTTCCCTTTTTTTGATAGATATATAAACCATATTAAAAAAAATAAAATACAATGATACTTAACTACGGAGAATTCTTAAACGAAAAAGAATGGGCAGTTACAGATGCTAAAATTCTTAAAACAAGAAGGACTTTTTATGCTGAAGCATTTACTCAATTTTTAAATGAAGATGAGTTGACAGAGGCTAACAATTTAATAAATGAAGGACTTTTTGATGAGTTTGGTTTTAGCAAAATAGAAAGACTAAATGAAAACGAACTTTATGAAAGTCTTATATTAGAATGGAATCTTTTACAAAAATTAAAAGATAAAGCTAAGGATGCTGTTGAAGTTGTAAAAGACAAGGGTAAAAAAGCCCTTTCAAAAATACAACAAGGGGTAGTTGCTATAGGCGGTAAAATCGCAGGTCTTATTAAGAAAATAGTAGAGAGTATAAAAAGTGTTGCTAAAAAAGCAATAGAGGGCGCAAAAAAAGTCGCAGAAGCCGCCAAAAAGAAAATGACTGAAGCGTTTACTAAAGAACTTAATACTTTTAAAAGTGAAAATGAAAAGGTAAAATCAGAAAAAATAAAATCTATCACAAAAGATACTGCCAATGCTAAAAAAGTTGGTGGCCATGTTATAAAATGGTGTACTGGTGATTTAGCAAAAGAAACAGCAACTGCAATCACTAAAGGTGCTAAAGAAGAGGTACCTGGTACTAAACCTATGAAAGAAAGTTTTAGTTATAGAAGTTTTGAATTAATGATGGAAAATTCATTATATTTAAGCTGTACAGAAGCTATGAAATCTGGAGAGCTGAAATTATCAGAAGTAGAAGAACAGCTTAATATGCTAAAAGAAGGAGGAGGCCAAACGGCTCACAAACTTCCATTTATTTCAACAATAACAAAATTTATTAACAAATTCCCACCTTTCAGCATTTTAAAAATGTATAAAGAAAAAAGTGCTGAAGTAGCAGGAGGCATGATGGCTGTATTTTCAGACAAGGCAACAAAGGTAATGGGAGCTCCAGGACCTTTTAAATTTATGGCGATAGCTGCTTTTATAGGAATAGCATTTGAGCTAGCAATAAAAGATGCGGTGAAAACGTTAACCGCAAGTTTGCTTTTTCCACCCGCTGCACCCTTTATAACAATGGCATTTAACTTTGCCTATGTTTTAGTAGCTGTTGCCGCATTAGAAGTAGTGGTAGGAACGGTAATGGACCGTAGAGATGACGCAAAGGACAAAGAAGAACCTAAAGAAGCATAACTATTTTTGAAACAAAACACTAATTTATGATATAATTAACAAATAAAAATTATATCGAAATGAAATTAGAAATTGACAAAATTGACCAGCATGCTTTTATTAGCTTTATTAATCGATTAAAATTAATCGACTCTTTTATTTATTTTAAAATAAAAGATAATCAAGTTATTTCAACATGTTATTTACCACAAAGAGATGCTGTAAAACATCATTCAGTATCAGTAGACGTATTATTTGGCGGAGCTACAACTCCTGATAATTCCAAAGAGTATAAAATAGCATTCTTTGATGCAAACAGAATTATTGATGCATTTAAGCAATTCGAACATGACTCTATCCGTTGTGAAATTGAATTTATCCAAAACGAACAAGACTTCGTAGCTTCTACTTTTAAAATCTTTAATGATGAATTAGAAATTACACTTGCATGTTCAGAGCCTTCTCTTGGTTACCAAGATTTAACTACTGAGCAGATAGAAGGTATCTTCGAAAGAAGCCAAATGGACTTCCAATTCCCAATTGACAATCACTCAATCAACAGATTGAAATCTTTGTTTAATTTAGAGAAAGAAGAGACATTTGATATTAACTCAAATGGAACTGGAGTACAAGTTAAAGGTAAAACGTTTAATGTTGTAATTAGTCAAAGCGCAACTGGAGATGGTACTGCAACTCTTTATAAAAAATACTTGGCTCTTCTAGACAAAGAAGAATATAATGTACATGTATCAAATAATAAAGTTGTATTTGATTCAACTGAGTCAGAAACTCTTTTAACAATTTCAACATGTAAAACTGCCTAAATGGAAGAAGTAATTGAGGCGGTAGATTATGACAGCATGACTGTCGAAGAGTTAGAACAGTTACAGAAAGAATATACTGTACTTGCTAATAAATACACTGCATTTGAGCAGTCAGTTAAATTATCACTTAACAGTATTTATGGTGCATTTGGTAACAAGTGGTTTCACTTCTTCGACATTCAAATGGCTGAATCAATTACACTTCAAGGTCAAGATGCAATCCTTTACTCCGAAAGTATTCTAAACAAATACTTTACGGAGTTTTGGCATAAGGATTTAAAATTACATGAAAGACTAGGTATAAAAGTAAAAAATAAACTTGTAAAACCTTCAGTAATTTATATTGACACTGATAGTAATTATGTTCAGTTCGGTGAAATGTATGAATCCATTGAATGGTTAGATGAATCTAAAAAACTAGACGTAACCACGTTTACATTAGAAGTATACAATCTTAGAATCAAAGACTATATTTCAATGGCAATGCAAAAATATGCTAAAGAAAGAAACACTGATAACTTCTTAATGTTTGAGTTAGAATCAGTAGCATATTCTGGTATTTTTATGACTAAGAAAAAATACATACAAGATGTATCATGGGATGATAAACTTCCTGTAAATGAAAGACACCCTTCTCTTAAAAAAGTAAAAACCGTAGGATATGATACAATTCAAAGTTCTACTCCATTATTTGCTAGAAAGAAATTAACTGAAGCATTGACTTTACTTTTTAGTAAAGGTGTTACACCTGGTCCTAATGAATTACAAGAAATTGTATCATTCATGAAAGAATGTAAAAAAGAATTTAAACTGGTAGATTTAGATGATATTTGCTTTAATAGAAAAACAAATAACATACATAAGTATATAATAGATGACCACAAAGAATTTCAGATAGGTCTTAAATGCCCTCCAAATGTGAAGGCTGCCGGGTTTTATAATTATTTAATGAATAACAACCCAAAATACAAAAACAAATATAAAATGATAGCAAATGGTGAAAAGCTTAGAATCTATAATACTAAGCATCCTATATGCGACACATTTGCTTATTTACCAGGAGACCATCCCTATGAAATAGCTCCAGAAATAGACTATGATACACAATTTGAAAAATGTATGATTGACCCTATAAACAGAGTATTAAGAGCAACTGGCCTGCAAGAATTAGATACTAATTTAATTTATGCATCGGCTTTATTCTAAAAAAATAAAAATAAAATGTTAGAAGATTTAAACGAAGAAGAAAGAGGAAAGGTGGATCGGTACATTAAACTACATAAAGAGTTTGATGAAATTAAAACAATTATGGACACTCTAAATAAAAGGTCTAAAGAACTTTTAGAAGAATTAGAGAAACTTAGAAAATCAGAAAAAAAATAAAAATAAAATGGCAAAGAAAAAAGAATTTAGTTTTAATGACTTAAACGCAGAATTAGCAGATATAAACCCATTAGGGTCCGTTATGTCAGAAAGTGATTTTAGCGAGGTAACAGAATATATCGATACTGGCAACTATCACCTTAATGCATGCGTAAGTGGTTCACTTTTTGGTGGATGGCCAAACAGCCGAACTTGCGCACTTGCTGGACCTTCAGGTACTGGTAAAACTTATCTTATTTTAAATAGTGTTAAAAGGGCAATAGACATGGGTTACAGCGTCGTCTTCTATGACTCTGAAGCGGCTGTTGATAGACAATTAATGAAAAAGTTTGGAATTGATGTGAGTAAAGTCAATTATCAACCGATTAATACTGTTCAGGCATTTAGACATTCAGTAACTACAATTACTACAAAGATGCAAGAAGTCAAAGCGGCTGGTGGAGAAGTTCCAAAGTTAATGATTATTCTTGATAGTGCTGGTAACTTGGCAACTCAAAAAGAAATTAATGATGCTGTTTCTGGAAGCGAAAAAGCAGATATGACAAGAGCAAAAATTCTTAAATCAATTTTTAGAATTATAATGACTCCATTGGCAGATTTGAAAATTCCTTTCTTATTCACAAACCACACATATATGTCGCAAGGTTTTATTGCGCAACAAATTGCAGGTGGTGGAACTGGACCAGAATACGCAGCTTCAATTGTTCTTTTCTTAAATAAAGCACAATTAAAAGAAGGTACTGAAAAAACAGGAATTATTGTTACAGCAAAACCAAATAAGAACAGATTTGCAAAACCAACCCCAATCAAATTTCACTTACACTTTACAAAAGGAATGAATAGATATGTAGGTCTAGAGCAATATGCAACTTGGGATATTTGTGGAGTAGCAAGAGGAACTATTGTAAAAGGCGAAAAAGTACCTAAAGAAACAGCTAGAACTTGGATATGTGATCACTTAGATACTGCAGTTTCAAATGCTGACTTTTTTACTGAAAAAGTTTTTACAAAAGAAGTTTTAGAAAAAATCAATACTCATATTCAACCGATATTTAACTATAGCGATATGGTACAGGATATAAATGTTGATGAAATCTTAGAAGAAGCAGAATAATGATTTTAAAAATAGACGAAGATAAACTTCCCATAAAGTATATCTTAGGCGTTCATGAATCTCTTCCAGAGTATCCTGATGGCTTCGATATACTTTATGAAAAAATCAAAACACATGTTGGTCAAGAAAACAAATGGAACTTTACCAGACATGCTGTTATTAGATACTTAATAACGGAAGGCACAGATGAAACAAAAATTGATAATTCTCTACAACAGTTAATAGATGATGGCTGGATAAGAACTATCAACGAGACCCCAGGAAAAGAATCATTTAAAATACTTAAAAACCCATTTGAATAATGAACTTCAGTCAAGATTACGAAAAAATATTCTTTAGACTTTCTTTAGAAAGAACAAAATACCTAACTACAATAAAGTCAGGTTTTTATTCTTCAGAAGAAATTGATATATTGTCAACCCTTTCCTTAAAATTCTATAATAAGTTTAATGAAACTCCAAAGAAAGAGCAACTTAAATTATTAGTAGAAAATGCTTCAGGAGCTAAAGATAGAATAAGCGACAATATAATCAATATCATATTTGATGTTGACTTAGACCAATATGATGAAGAATGGTTGTTATCTACTGCAGAATCATGGATAAAATGGAGAAACTTCGATACCACTTTAAATGATACTATTGAATTTGTAAAAACAACTTCAGTAACTCCAGAAAATACAGACCATATTATTTCTAAAGTAAAGACATTAATTAATGAAAGAAATAATCTTACTTTTAATAGTGATATTGGTCTTGATTTCTTCGATGTAGAATCTCATGACCAAAAAAGCACCGAAAAAATAAGTTCTGGATATAACTTCTTAGATAGAGTTTTAGAAGGTGGCTATGATAAAGGTGGTAACTTGGTAGTATATGCTGGAGAGCAAAACATTGGTAAATCAATATATTTAGCAAATGATGCTGCTGAATTCGTTAAAGAAGGTACAAATACTGCGGTAATTACAGCGGAAATGGCAGCTCATAAATTTGTAAAAAGAATAGGTTCAAATCTCTTAGGTATTCCAATCAATGAATACACTGAAAAGTCTAAGAATAAAGATTACATTAAAAGAAAATTAGAAACTGTAGGAAATGGTTTTACACCACCAGGCCAGTTATTTATTAAGCAGATGCCAACTTCACAAGCAACTGTTTTAGATATTGAAGCACATCTTGCTCAAATTGAAGAAGAGAAAGGAATCAAATTAGGAGCTGTCGTTATTGACTATATAAATATCTTAGCGAACTATAGAAACCCTAATAGTGAGAATACTTATATGAAAATTAAGCAAATTGCTGAAGACCTTAGAGCAATGGGTGTAAGAAACAATTGGTTGATAATTACAGCTACTCAAATTACAAGAAACGGATATAATTCAACAGATATTACAATGAACGATATTGCTGAATCAGCAGGTCTTTCACATACCGCAGATGTTATGTTAGGAATTATACAAGATGACATTATGCGAGCAAACAATGAATATAGATTAAAAATATTAAAAATAAGAGATGGTGAAGGTAAAGGAACCAAGTGTAAACTTGATATCAATTGGAACTATCTGAGATTAAACGAAACAGACGAAATAACAACAAGTAACATTCACGCGATATGAGAAAAAAGACAGACAAGATATTCGATAATAATTTTGATTCCCCTGAAGGAGAATTTGGTGGCAAAATATCTTTTAATTTAGACCCTAGTCTAGGAGGTGCAGATGAAGAAGATGTGATTTATCGAGACATGCTACAAAAAGAAATTCATGGACTTATTAATAACTCTAGATTTAAAAAATTTAACGAGATAGACGAGTTTTCAAATGCTATCAAATTAAAGAAGATGGATATTAATGAAGTTTATGGTTTTATGATGGATGAATTATTAGAAAAATATTCTAGAATAGACATATTCTCTGAAATGTCAGAGTATTTTAATGTTCACCCTACTAAATTTTACAATTCACTATCAAACATATTTAAAGAAGGTTTAATAGCTGAGTTAGATAATAGGACTGGAATTCTTTCAAAGAAAAATATAAACAAACTTTTTTAAATGATTAGCGAACAGGTATTAAATATGCCCGTGAAAAGGGTATGGATATTAGGCGACCTTCATTTTGGAGTAAGATCGAATTCTCTTGAATGGTTAGAAATTCAAAAAGACTTTTTTGAAAATGAATTTATACCTACATTAGAGAAGGAATATAAACCAGGAGACGTCTTAGTTCAAGTAGGAGACACTTTTGATAATAGACAAAGTATCAACATAAAGGTACTTAATTATGCTATAAACTTATTCGAAAGACTTGGTAAGATATTACCTACGCATATTATTTGCGGAAACCACGATATATGGGCTAAAAAGACAAATGATATATCTTCTATCGATAGTCTTAAATGGATCCCTAATGTGCAAGTTTACAAAGAACCTGTAGAATATAAGTGGTTAGATAAAAAAATACTTCTCATGCCTTGGAGAAGAGATTCAGCACATGAAGCAGAAACGCTTGCTGATTTTCCATCTAGCAAAATTGTATTTTGTCATTCTGAGGTTAAAGGAATATACTTAAATTCAAAAGTGAAAAACATGCATGGTAATGAAAGCAATATTTATGATAAGTATACAAGAGTCTATAGCGGACATATTCATTATCGCCAAGAAAAGAATAAACTTTTAATGGTTGGAGTTCCCTATCAATTGACCAGATCTGATATGAATAACTCTAAAGGATTTGACCTTGTAGATTTAGAAACGATGGAAGAAACTTTTTATGAAAATGATTCTTCCCCTAAATTCTTAAGATACAATATAAAAATGTTATATGATATGAATCTAGGAGCTTTTAAAGAGCAGATCAAAAACAATTTTGTAGATTTATACGTTCCTTCAGATATTGCGTCTAATGCTTCTCTTTCGAATCTTATTAATAAAGTACAGAAGATTGGAAGAAGAATAGAGCCTAATATCTATCAAGAAGAGAACTTTATTGATAAAGACCTTTATGATTTAGATGAAATAGATGAAATGCAAAAAAATTACAGTGTTTTAGGTCTATGCGAAAAGTATGTAGATTCCTCAACATACGACTCAGATACTAAGAAAAAAATACTAGAAAAAATAGCAAATATTTACAATAACTGTACCAACAATTACGACATAGAACATGAAAATCAATAGTATTGAATTTAAGAATTTTGCAAGTTACGGTAATTCTATTCAAAAAATAGAATTCAAAGATGAAGCTGAACTTTATTTAACTTTAGGCAAAAATGGAAACGGAAAGACAACTATAGCAAATAGCATCATATATGCTCTTTATGGAAAAGTAGAAGGTGTAAAACTTTCAGATTTGCCTAATAGAATTAATAAAGAATTGTGGGTAAAAATCAATCTACAATGTAAAGATATTAATGTAGTAATAGAGAGAGGTCTTTCACCAGGAAAATTTAAGGTCATGATGAATGGCGTTGAATTTGATAAAGCAGGAAAAAGATCAGTTCAAGAATATTTAGAAGAAGAAATATTTGGTATACCTTACCATGTATTTAAGAACATAATCATATTAAGTATAAATGATTTTAAGTCTTTTTTAACAATGTCATCAAGTGATAAAAAACAAATTATTGATAAGATGTTTGGTTTTTCTATTCTAAATGATATGTTCAAAAATGTTAAAGAAGATAGAAAGCAAATAAAAATGGAAGTAGATTCTTATGAATCTGAACTTAATCAAATACTAGAATCTATTTCTTCTGTAAAATATAAACTTAATAATTTAGTAGAAGAGTCTAATAAAAAAGATAAAGAAAAAATACAAGAACTTAAAGAAACTTTGCTATCTTATGGAGAAGACATTCAATCTTTAAATACTGCAAAATCTTCAATCAATGAAAAATTAGAAGAATTTGAAAAACTTTCTATCAGTAAAACAAAAGAACAAAACGATATTGTTAGAGAAAATAGATATTTAGATGAAAAGATAGAATTGTATAAGAAAGGCTCATGTCCAACCTGTGAAACAGCGTTAGATAGTTCTTTTCATACTGCTAAATTTGCAGAATTTGAAATATCCAAGTCTTCAAATGAAAAATCTATAGAAAGTTTGAAAAGTTCTATTAAAGATACCAATTCAAAGTTAAATGATTTAAAAGAAAAAAGAAAAAAGGTAGATAGCAGGGTAAATAATTTAAAGTACTCAATTAAAGATATTAAAGATGAGTTGATTAAAATTAAAAATGCAACTACCAATTCTGAGCAATTTGAACACCTTGAGCAAATTATCAAAGAATTTGAAAAGACAGAAAAAGAAAAAAGTGATAAGAAAAACGAAGTAGCAAAACAAGATGCTTTCATGTCTATTTTAGAAGAAATCTTAGGAGATAATGGAGTAAAAAACTTAGCAGTTAAAACTATTCTACCAGGTTTAAATGCAAATATAGCTGCGATGACACAGACAATGCACCTTCAATTTCACATTAGATTCGACGAGAAATTTAATTGTATTGTAAATCACTTAGGAGAAGACATTAACCCGTTAACTCTCTCAACTGGAGAGAGAAAGAAAGCTGACTTTATAGTTATTATAGCGATAATTAAGATATTGAAGCTAAGGTTCCCTCAGTTAAATCTTATGTTCTTGGATGAGTTACTTAGTTCAGTAGATCAGGACGGAGTCTATAATATTCTTAAAATATTAAATGAGGTTATTAAAGAGAATGGATTGAATACTTTTGTAATTAACCACACTGAATTACCACATGAAATATTTGACCAAAAAATACAAATATATAGAGAAAACGGCTTCTCTAAATTTACAATAGAGAAGATCGATTAAAAGATAATATGGCAACTTATAACTTAAGATTCAATAAAGACGACAGTGTTGTAAGGCATTTAATCGTAGGTTTGTTAGCAGACTTAAATAAAAAGGTAACTTTTTGGAGACAACTTGATAATGAAACAAGGTCTTTAGTTGATGTTCCATTTTATTATTCTATAACTGGAGATGAAAACTTCTTGAAAGATAGTTTCTTATTTTCAACAGCAAACGGCTTAGATTGTGCACCTGAACCAGAAAAGGCAGATGGTAATTACGATCCAGTCCCAAGAGGAGTAATTAATATGAACTCTCTGTCAATAGATGCTGGAAAGTTAGTTAATAAAAGAAATAGAGGTAACTTTTCTAAGATGAGCGATCAGGGAACATTAGAAGGGTATCAAGCTGAATTTGAACTTATTCCAATTACTATCGGAGTAGATGTTGAAATATTACTTTCAAGCCAACTAGATATTTTTAAATGCAGTGAAGAAATTATCAAAAGACTTTATAAGTCAAATCAATATAATGTTGAAGTAGGACATTTAGATGAGGGTCTTTATAGAATGGCAGCTTATTATGCGATGCCAGATGAATATTCTAATGAAAGACCTGTTGAATTTGGATTTGACGATAAAGGAAATTATAAGATAACATTTGGTTTAGAAATAAACTCATTTATGCCTTCGATAGACTTTAAAACAGAACAACATGCAGGTAATAGAGTGTTTGGTTTTACTAGTGGATTAACCGACGGTAACCAAATAGACGAAACACAAACAAATGAATAAATTTAAAAGATATATAAAAAAAATAAAATAATATTAAAATGGCAAAAGTTACACAAAACATTATCTCGCCTATTCACGTAAATGAAGACGGATCAACTTACATCTCTTTAGATGGAAAGGCGTTTTTAGTAAAAGAAAACGAGATTACAGAAGCAGAAATTACAAAGGCACCAAATGAGTTCAAAAACTTAGTTATAGCCCTTGACAAATTTAAAGTTACAAATGAAGGAGTTGCATGGTATCATGGAATCTCTAGATTTAGATACACTAAAGAAGATAATAAATTCTTTATTTCTAATTCAGAAGTTTTAAGTGAAAGTTTCAAAAACCACTTATTAGCAACAGGACTTGTAAGTTATTCTTTAAATCCAATGATTGACTTATTTGAAAATGCAGCTAAAAATCACGATAAATTTGTATCACTTGATTTTGCTACTAAAGTTTCAGCAGGCACGATTAAATGTTATGTTATGGAACAAAATGGAGATTTCTTCGTATATAAAATTAACGAAGCAAATAAAATCTATAAATTCGAAAAGATGACAGCAGGTGAATGTTTTGATTATGTTAAAGAACAAACAGGTCATCAATTAGTAATGGCTTCAGAATTACTTGAAGGTTATAGAGCTCAAGCAGCTGAAACTCACAAGAAAGTAGAGATTTTAGAACAAATGATAGCATTCTTAAAAGACCAAAGAGGAATTATTGCAGAAGCTGATAAATCTATCGAAGAGATAAAAGAAGCTGATACTTTAATTAATTCAGAAATCAAAAGATTAGAAGAAGAAATTTCTAAAATAAAAGAAGGAAACGAAGGAGAAGGAAACGAACCAGAAGAATTAGAAGATGAAACTAAAGAAGTTGATTCTGACGAGGCTAGAGAAGAAGAAGGAGAAGAAGCAGATAAAGAAGTACCTGAAGACGAAGGAGAAGAAGGTGCAAAAGAAGTAGCTGAAAAAGAAGAAGTTGAAGAAACTGAAGAAGTTGAAGAAACTGAAGACGAAGAAGTAGCTGAAAAAAAAACTAATGAGGCAGAATTAGAAGAAGATCACGTTGACAGAGCTGATGGTTATGTACCAGGAACTCTTAAATATGGAATTGAAAATCATGCTGAAGGAACTGAAATTAAAGTAGACGCAGAAGGTTACACAACATCAGGACAAGATGAATCTATTACAGTTTTTATTGGAGATTCTCCGGTAAAAGTTACTAAAAGAGAAATAGCTTTAGCAGATACTGAAACAATTTAAAAAAATAGTCTATAATATACAGATGAAAAATGTAAATAATTTTGAAGGTTTTATAAATGAAAATTTTGACCAAGCATTTAATATTCGAACATTAAAGGGTATTCGATTCACCTTACCACGATGGGAGCACGTAGATGATATGTTTAAAAAAGGAGATGAATTTGAAATTGCCTTTAATGACATGGCTGATACTGAAAAAATTTGGAAGGATATTAACAAAGCCCAAAAAGAACATAAATCTGTTAAGGCAATGGATATTGGTTGGATGTCAAATGAATTTCACGAAAATATTATTTCAGTTAAAGATGGAAATTACCCAGGTTTGACATATCTTTTTAAAGCATTAGATAAACATTATGGTAAATTCGGCGCAGCGATGGGTTGGAGATAAACACAACATAAACTTACTACAAAGGGCTAAATGAAACATTTGGCCCTTTTTTGATATAACAGATTAAATACACTAAAATGACACAATGCCCAGAAAAAAGAATTATTTAAACAACAAGGACCTTAGAGAGCAAATTATTATTTCTCTAGAGAACGATGAATTAACAAGAGAAGCACAAAAGATGCTACAATTATTAGCTGAAAAGGCTATTAATAAACTAAGGTACGCTAATGAAGATGACAGAAAAGACTGTCTACAATTCGCATTATTAGACCTTTTAAAGTATTGGAGAGGTTACAAGCCAAAATATCCTAATGCGTTTGCATACTACACTGAGATAGCAAAAAGAGGTTATGCAAAGGGCTGGAATAAATTACACCCACATAAATATAAAGGAACTCTTTCAATGGATAGAATCAATTCAAGCGATAGCGATTCAGGAAATTCTGGAATGTTCAACATCTAAAATGTCTATTAAAAACAATAAGCCTTCTGGCAATTCTAACTGGAATCAGGGTTACTATAACCCTGTTTACCCAAATAAATATGTTGGTAAAGGCCCTATTATCTACAGAAGTTCATGGGAACTAAAATTCATGAAGATGTGTGATAATAGAGAAGATATTGTTTTTTGGTCAAGTGAACCAGTAGAAATAAAATATTGGAGTTCCTTAGATAATAAAGAACATTCATATTTCCCAGACTTTTATATAAAAGTTAAAAAGAATGAAGGCTTCGAAGAAACTTTAATAGAAATTAAACCAGAAGAGCAAATAAAAAAGCCACAACCCCCTACAAAAAATAGCCAGCAAGCACTTAAGAATTATAAGTTTTTGGCAGAGCAGTTTATAAAAAATAGAGATAAATATAAATATGCAAAAGAATGGGCCAAATCAAGAGGTTGGAGATTTGTAGTTATGACAGAAAAAAGTCTTAAATAATGGGTCAGGTTAAAAGCGACATACAAAAATTAATTAAAGAACAGGGAAGCTTATCAGCAGCAAGGTCTTTTTCTGAGAAATGGTTTGAAAAAGGCAGAAACGCAGTTAATGAAAAAGGCACAAGTTTTACTTCTAAAAGGTTCTTTCCTGGAAAGATATATGTTTTTAGATATTCACCCATCTCTAAAACACTTCCATGGTACGATAAAAACCCAGTAGTTTTAGCATTAGATCCGAGTGGAGCAAATGATGTTGGAATTAACTTGAACCTTTTACCAAATACAGTCAAAGAGGATTTATTAGATAAAGTATATGGTATGTTTGCTGCTGAGATAAAAAATAACACAATGGGTGGAGCTGCTAATAATGTTAAAAAACAGAAACACCTATCTATGACTTGGGAAAATATGAAAGGTTTTTTAAAAGGACCCGGATATGATTTTGCACTAAGACAATATATAATTGGTGGTAAATCAGGCCAGGCAGTTGTTAGTTATGAAAATTGGGCAAAAATAGTATTGTGTGATTTTGCAGATTTACAGGGAACCTCTTATGCTGAATTGGAAAGGTTATTTAAAAAGAGATAGAATAAAAAGAATATATAAACTGAAAAAGTATTAAAAATTATGGCAGGTTTTGCAGATAAGGACCCAAGAAATGGACCTTGGAGTACCAATACTAGACCTTTTAGT